CCTTAAACAAAAGTCAGGCAGGTGTAGTAGATTTTTTTGATAACAAGTTTTTAGGAGATCAAAGAAGTTTTGAAGAAATATTAGAAAATAGATCAAGAATAAGAAATGAAGCAGAAGAAAAAAGAGAAGAAATTGATGAGAAAATTACTAAGACAAAGACATCACAAGTAATTAGAGGTGCTATTACTGGCCCTTTAAAAGCAATAAACGAAACTGTAGAGTTTGCAGATGATATATACGATTACCTAGCAGGGAATCCATACGACAATAACGACCTTATTGATTACAGTTATTTTGAAAGAGAAGATGATGGTGCATTTTTTCAAATACCACAAGCTATAACTCAATTCCTATTGCCTATGGGGATCTTTAGCAAAGGTCTTAAAGGTATTAAAAACCCTTGGACAAGAAACCTTGTTGCAGGTTTTCTTACAGATTTTGTTGTAGAAGATCCATTTGAGCAAAACCTTTACAATATGGTTGATGAGTATGAAGGTACTTTAGAACCAGTAATAGATATATTAAAAATGCCAGCATCAGTATTTAAAGCTGATGATGATATATCTCCTATAGAAGCAAGATTTAGAAAGGCTTTGGGTGGTGCAGTTATTGGAGAAACTTTAACAGGATTATCTGTAGCTTTAAAAGGTTTTAGAAACTCTCCTTTAGCTCCAAAGATGTTAGCAACCTTAGAACGTAAAAGAAAATTAAAGTTTAAAGACCTTGGAATTGATGAAGCTGGTAACGAATTATTAGATGAAAAAGTTATTGATTTAATTAAACCTTTAGATACAAAAAAAGCACCAGGGATAGGAGATACGACACAAATACCAGAAGTTGGTGACAAAATAGAATCTACATTCAACCCAAAACTTACAGGTGGTGGTATTGATGAACTTACAGATAGTCTTTTAAATATTGCTGAATACTTTAAAAGTACAGATGAACTAGATCAATGGGCTAGATCTGTTGGTTTAGGTGATATGTTTGTTGCTTCTCAAAGACAAACAAAAGGTCAAGCTTTAGAAGCTGCTAGATTTTTCTTGCAAGAATTTGGTCCTTTTTTAAAAACTAAAAATGGAAAAATAATTAATAACCCAAGATATTTACCTGCTACGACTATATCAATTAATCAAATGATGAATAAAAATGGCGAAGCTGTTTTTAATTTGTCTGCTGCTTTGCATAATGCCATAGCTACAAAAAATGTAGATCTTATAAAAGAAATACAACCAGAGTTTTTAAAACAAGTAAAAGTATTAAAAGGTCTAGTTTACTTAAACAAAGGAGTTGGTGCTTTAACCTCACAAACTTTAGGTGCTAGAAGAATTGCAGGTGATTTAAGAGATACAGTAACGGAAGCTAAAGATTTTGGTAGAAGATCAAGAGGTACAGAGAATGTAAATAATATTAATAGAGATTTTATTGAGTCTGTTGGTGTAAGTGAAATAGATGAAACCTTTAATAAAATTTTTGATTTAGTAGAAAAAGGAGATCAAGAAGCTGCTTTGGCTCTAACACGACTTACAAAATACTTAAACGTAGCAGGCGGTAATCCAGAAGTTATGAAACACATGATTAAAAAAGGATTACTTTTAAAAGGTGTTGAATTTACAAACGAGATATTTATTAACTCTATTCTTAGTGGTCCACCTACTCATATAGTAAACCTTTTATCTACAAGTTTAAATACTTTATCAAAACCATTAAGTCAGTCTGCTGGTGCTGCAAAAATAGTTTTTAGAAAAGATATGGATATTTCTTTTGCAGATACACTTTTCAGCAGAAGAGATAATTTAGTATTTAAACCAGAATTTAATTCTGATGAGTTTATAAAAGGTTGGAAACAATTTATTTATATGGGTGAATCTTTAGGTGATGCTTTTAATATTGCTCGTAAAGCTTTTAAAACAAATGAAAATGTTCTTGATAGGGGTGCAATGGTTTCAGATGCACAACGAGTATCAAGAAATATAAATGCAGAAGATGTAAGAAATTTTGCAGATCAAAATGTTGTTACTAGAGGAACAGTAAAACCATTTGTTGATGTATTTCTTGCTGATGCCTGGCTTCCTTCTATCTATAACAATTTTAGAAGAATCAATGGTTTTGGTTCTCGTATGCTAATTACAGAAGATGAGTTTTTAAAACAAGTAAACTTTAGAGCTTATGTAAAAGCAGAAGCTTGGGAGCAAGGTGTTAGAAAAAATCTACAAGGAGAACAACTTAAAAGATATATCAATACGCAAACAGAAAAAGTATTTAAAATTGTTGATACTGGTAGTGTTGGAAAAATGCCAAAAAGTATTCAAGATATGTATAAAAAAGCAAAAGATTTTGCTGCTGAAGCTACATTTACAAAAGAATTAGACCCTAAATCTTTTAGTGGAAAGATACAAAATTTTGCACAACACCCTTATGGAAGAATAGTTTTTCCTTTCGTAAGAACACCTTTAAATATTCTTAAAACACAAATGAGATATACACCTGTTGTAAATTTATTTATGAGTGAATATAGGCAAGCACTTAGAAGTGCAGATCCTAATATTGCTGCAAGAGCTAGAGGTGAAATGTATTTAGGAGGTGGATTTGCTGTTTCAGCAGCTTTAATTGCTAGAGACATAGAAAATCCTTTTGCAGAAATAGCTATGACAGGTGGTGGTCCTAATACTGTAGGATTTGGTGATACAACAGAAGCTAATAGACAATTAGTAAAACAAAAGAAAGAAGAAGGTTGGCAACCTTATTCGTTTAGATTTTTAGTAAGAGATTCAAATGGAGAAATAGTTTTAACAAAAAGTGGTAAGCCCAAATATAAATATATTTCATATAAAAGACTTGATCCTTGGTCTGGTACTTTTATGCTTCTTGCAGATTTTATGGATATAGAAGGACAAATAGGAAGTCAACAAACTAATGATATTGCTACTGCAATTACAGTTTCTATTGCAAGAAATCTAACAGATAGAACTTATATTAGAGGTCTTACAGAAGTTGCTGAAGCCATACATAATCCTTATGCACTACAAACTTTATTAGCTAGAAGGGCTGCTAATATTATTAATCCTGTTGCTGGACTTGGTAGATCAGTACAAAGAGCTACAGACAAAACAAAACTAGATACCACATATTATCCAGCAGATGAAATGAATACAGGTATAAGACAAGTTTTAAATGAGTTAGCTAGAACAATACCTTTTTATAATGCTAATTTAGAACCTGATAGAAACTGGTTGACAGGTTCAGTTGTTGAATATCCTAGTGGTTTTGGACCTGATACTTTTGATATTTTAAATCCTTTTACTGCTACTAATACAAAAGATAATTATGTTCTAAGTGTTATTAATGATTTAAATATATCTTTGCAACCACCCAAAAAATTCTTTTTTAGAAAACAAGGAATACAAGGAAGTGGTATTGAACTTACAAGCAAACAATATGCAAGCTATATTAAATATTTAGCTTTTAATACAAAAGAAGATGGTCAAAGGTTAATCGTAAGTTTATACAAAAAGTTAAATCAACCTGATATGAAAGCTTTTTATAAAACTGCTATGGGTGAAAATGTAGATTCAACCAATCAAGATGTTATGGTAGGTACTCAAGATAATGCAAGAGCTATACTTTCAAAAAATATTAAAAAAATAGTGGCAGATTATAAAGTAAAAGCAAGAAATGAATGGTTACGTTTACCAGAAAATAGAGAATTATTTAAAAAGTATAGTGCTAATATAGAAGCAATAAACAATGAAACAACCAAAGCAACAGTTACTAATTTGGAAAAAATTAAAAACCTTGGTAATTAATTATGGCTACTAACACAACAGCTACCTCACAAAATCATAATGGTACAGGTAGTCAAAATAACTTTGCTATAAGTTTTGCTTTCTTAGCTAATACAGAAATTGATGTAACAGTAGGAGGAGTCCTTAAAACATTAGGTACTCACTATAATATTGTAGGATCTGAAGTACAATTTACTTCTGGTAATACCCCTCCAAGTGGTACAGGTAATGTTAAATTTACCAGGGATACAAATATCAGTACAAAGAAAGTAGATTTTAAAGATGGTAGTGTTTTAACTGAAATAGATTTAGACACCAATAGCGACCAAGTATTATTTGCTCAACAAGAGATTACAGATAAATTAAGTGGAATAGAAGAAAATGCCACCGCAGATCAGACAGATGCAGAGATAAGAACTGCTGTAGGTAATGCAAGTGACAGTAATATTTTTACAGATGCACTAAAAAGTAAATTAGATGCAATAGAAGCCAATGCAACCCAAGATCAAACCGCAGGTGAAATAAGAACACTTGTAGAAAGTGCTAGTGATAGCAACGTGTTTACTGATGCAGACCATACTAAATTAAATAATATAGAAGCTAATGCAACTGCCGATCAAACTAACGCTGAGATAAAGACAGCTTATGAAGCAAACTCAGATACAAATGCTTTTACTGATGCAGAAAAAACAAAACTAGCAGGTATATCGGCTGGTACAGGAGCAACTTCATTTGCTGGATTATCAGATACCCCTGCAAACTTTAGTGGTGCAGGTGGTAAAACAGTTAAAGTAAACAGTAGTGCAAATGCTTTAGAGTTTGTAGATGTAGTTACTCCTACACAAGATATTGTTGACGACACTTCCCCCCAACTTGGGGGCGATTTGGATGTACAGGCAAGAGAAATAAACACATCACAGTCTAATGCAAATATAAAATTAAACCCTAATGGCTCTGGTGCAGTAGAGGTAAAAGGTGATGGTAGTAGTAATGATGGTAAATTACAACTTAATTGTTCACAAAACTCTCATGGTGTAAAACTACAATCCCCTGCTCATAGTGCAGGTCAATCTTATACTATGATTCTGCCTGATAATCAGATAGCAGCAGATAAGTTTTTAAAAGTAAAAAGTATTACTGGTAGTGGAGCAACAGCAGTAGGACAACTAGAATATGCAGATGGTGGAGGTGGAGCTACAGGTGGAGGTGGTGAAAAGATTTTTCACGAATCTGAGAATACAATGGATAATGACTACACGATTAGTGCAAATCATAATGCAATCGTGCCGACACCTCTTACGATCAATGCTACACTTACTGTAGGTGCTACTTCAACTGTTACTTTCGTCTAATGGCAATAGCAATCAATGGTTCTACAAACGTAATAACAGGAGTAGCGGTAGGAGGACTACCAGACGGTATTGTTGATACCGATATGCTTGCTGCTGATTCTGTTACAGCACCTAAGATTGGATCTAAAACTTTTACAAGTTATGCAATTATTGTAGATCAAAAAAGTTCTGGTACTGATGGTGGTTCATCTAGTGGTGGAAATTGGAATACAAGAGACTTAAATACAGAACTTTCTGATCCTGACGGTATAGTTTCTATTAGTAGCAATCAATTTACTCTGCAAGCTGGTAGTTATTTTCTTGAAGCAGCTGCTCCCTCCTATAAACCTAATAGGCATAAATTAAAGCTTTATCAAACATCTGGAACCCCTTCTGATATAGCTTTTGGTACAAGTGAGTTTGTTAATCAAGATGAAGGGATGCAAAGCACAGCTTCTTTATCATGTAGATTTACTATCTCAACAGCCACAACATATGAAATAAGACATTATATTCAAACCTCAAAAAGTGGTAACGGTTTAGGTGTGGGTATAAGTGCAGGAGTTGAATATTTCTGCATAGTAAAAATATTTAAGGAGGCATAATCATGGCAATAAATTCAAATACTGATATTAAATTAGCTTTATTACAACTTGGAAAAGATAAAAATCAATATCGTTTAGATCAAAGTTGTACACCCCATAAAATTATTGAATGGGATTCTGCTAATAAAGATTCACAGCCTACAGACGATGAATTAAATGCAGCTTATACAGCATGGAAAAATGCAAACGAATATAAAGAGAAAAGAGAAGAAGTCTATCCAAGTTGGAAAACACAGATGGATATGCAATATTGGGATAATGTTAATGGAACAACGACATGGAAAGATGCTATTGCTAAAATTAAATCAGACCACCCAAAACCTAGCTAATTATGAGCCAGATCAAACTAAAACATAGCGGTGGTAATTCAGTAAGTTTATCAGCACCAAATAGTAATCCCGCCTCTGATATTGACTTTAAACTTCCTCAAAGTGACGGAAGTGCTAATCAAGCTTTAATTACAGACGGATCTGGAAATTTATCCTTCGGTTCGGCTGGTAATTCAAGTGTTATGCAAGTTTTGGAAATGTTCCAAAGTCCTTGTGATGGTTCAAGTTTTACTCTTAGTCAGGGAAATACTACTGTTCAAACTGTAACACAAGTTCAAAATGCTTCACTCAATATGGAAGATATGAACGGATCATCTATAAGTTACTATCCTCCTTCAGGTGCAAAACAGGTCATATATACATTTCAATTTCAAATTGGTGGTAATCCTGATTCATCAGCTATAGGACATTTTCAATTATTACTTGACGGAACGCTTATTGATAATAGTAGATTTACCGCTCATGGAACTGGTTCTGGATTTGATGATTTATGTTATTTCACTCATACATTTAATATTGGTGGAACTGCAAATACAACAGATGGTCGGGTTGCATCATGGACAAGTGCAAAAACAATAAAAATGCAGTTTAAAGAATTTAGTGCAAATCATGAAGTTCAAATTCATAAACCTAGATATGATGGTGGCACTAGTTTAACAATGCCACAAATAGGCATTACAGCTATAGGTTCGTTGTAATGACTTGTGTTATTCTTTGTAAAAAATTGTAAGCCATGAGTGAAATCAAAGTAAATTCGATAAAAGGGGTAAATTCTTCGGATGCTGCCATCACGATAAATAATTCTGATGGAACGTGTACTGCCAACTTAAGTAACAGGCAAGGTAAAAATTTGATAATTAACGGAGCACAACTTATAGCCCAACGAGGTGTGGACGCAACAGGAGTTAGTGCTAATGGTTTTGCAACTGTTGATAGATTTACAGCAGATCAATCTGGAACAGATGAATATATTGAACAGCATCAAGTAGATGTATCTAGCGGAACTACACCATATACACTAGGATTTAGAAAGGCATTTCAAGTTAAAAACGGAAATCAATCTAGTGGTGCTGGAACTAGCGATAGAGTCACAATAGCATATAAAATTGAAGCACAAGATATGGCAAATAGTGGTTGGAACTATAATTCAGCATCAAGTTTTGTAACCTTTTCTTATTGGGTTAAGTCAAGTGTTGCACAAAATTTTTATAACAGATTTAAAAGTGCTGATTCACCATCGCAAGCGTATGTAACTGAAACTGGTTCATTAAGTGCCGATACATGGACAAAAATTACAAAAACTATTTCAGGTAATTCTAATATAGTTTTTAACAATGATAATGGAGAAGGTTTAGAAATAACATGGGAATTATTTAGAGGAACAAGTCAAACTGGAACAAGACCTTTAAATGCTTGGGCAGCATCAGATAATAATACAAGAACACCAGATCAAACCTCAACATGGTACACAACAAATGATGCGACATTTGAAATTACAGGAGTTCAACTAGAAGTTGGCAGTGTGGCAACAGATTTTGAGCATAGGCCATTCGCTGAGGAGCTTGAGCTATGTAAGCGATATTACCAACAATCTTATCCGTATGGAACATACCCTAGTGCGGTATCTGCCAATGGAAGTGAAACAGTTAATATTGATGATGGTGCTATTCAAAGAACAATGATTAGACTACATAAAACCATGCGAGCGAATAGTGCGACAACGGTTATTTATAATCCTGCGACTGGTGCGAGTAATTCAATAAGGTCAAATAGTGGTTCAAATTTTACTCCAGGCGGTATATATGATGTAGGTAATAATTCATTTTTTACAGATTACACGCCAAATTCAGGTGAATTTGTACAATTCCACTGGACAATTGAAATGGAGATTTAAAAAATGGCAGCTTACAAACAGTACAAATTAAATGGTAAAGTTCTTACCGATTGTATTCAAAGAACATCTGATGGTGCGTGTATTCAAAAAGGAGATGAAAGTCATTATGGATGGATTGAATACCAAAAATGGCTCGATGAGGGAAACACAGCAGAGGAGGCTGATAATAAATTAACTTGGGATGATATCAGATCTACAAGAGATCAAATATTAAGAGATACAGATTGGACAATGACAACTGGTGCAACTGTAGATCAGGCTCAGTGGGCTGCATATAGACAAGTTATAAGAGATATTCCTCAGACTTATAAAGATAAAACTCCTGATGATGTTGTATGGCCTACACAACCATCAACAGCTGGTCCTAATACTTAAAATTTTTCGAAAATTAGACATAATTTCTAAAAATTACCCTCTGTAAAATAATAGAAGTAATAAGAGATTTAAGTAATCATGCCATATATTGGTAATGACATAAGGGCTAATAATGATTACAAAACGATTGATGATATATCAAGTTCGTTTAATGGGAGTACAACATCATTTTCTCTTTTAGTAGGTGGAGCTGCACCAGTTCCTTTTCCTAAATATGAAACACAGTTAATTATATCTGTAGGTGGTGTAATTCAAGAACCAGATTCATCTGGTACAACTGGATTTAAATTATCTGGGACAAATATTGTTTTTAGCTCTGCTCCTGCATCTGGAGAAAATTTCTTCGGAGTAATTTTTGCATCTGCTGATTATTTAAATGCTGGAGGAACTTTTCCTGACGGAACAAATACAGTTCCTTCTATAACTTTTTCAGATGATACAGACACGGGATTATTTCGTGTTGGATCTGGAACTGTAGCTATTACATCTAACGGTACAAAAGTAGCTCAATTCCCTACAAGCACAGGGAATGCTAACCAGGTGCTTGCCACAGATGGGGCAGGAACTCTCTCATTTGTAGATCAATCCGGAGGTGGAGCTGTCGGAGGAGGCTCTGACAAGCTGTTTATGGAGAATGGAACAACCATGACAACTAACTACACAATAGGCACTGAATTCGGAGCTACTTGCAATGCTCTAAGTGCAGGTCCAATAACAATAAACGCAGGTGTGACCCTTACGATACCTAGCGGTTCAGTCTATACGGTGGTTTAAATTATGCCTATTACATTAAACGGAAATGGAGCAGTAACAGGATTAACGGCATTGCCAGATTCAGCAATGGCTAGTGGGTCTATTATTCAAGTAGTGCAAGCACTTAAAAGTGATTCTCAAACTTTTACTTCTTCTGGTAGTGGTAATGATAGATATGACATAACTGGTTTAAGTGTCTCCATAACTCCCTCATCCTCATCAAATAAAATTTTGATTACTTATAACGTAAACGTTGGTGGCCCTAATGGTGGTTATAGAGCTTTTCTTCATTTGATGAGAGGATCTACAGACATTTATCGAGGTGATGATGCAAGTTCTCGAACAAGATGTAGTAATTTTATATACACTCGAAATGATTCAGTTGGTCATGTAGCATCTTATCAAAACACTGGTACATTTTTAGATACACCAGGCGACACAAATTCTCACACATATAAAATACAGATTACTACACATAATTCTGGTGGAAATGTTTACTATGTAAATACAGCTGGATCTAATCCTAGTAGCACATCAGGTATGAACCCCATTAGTCAAATCATAGTAATGGAGGTAGCAGCATGAGTTCTATAAAATTAACAGCTGATTCTGGAGGAGGTACTTTTGAAATTAAGGCTCCTTCTTCTAGTGGAAATACAAGAGTACTAACTTTACCAGATACAGGAAATCTTACTTTAGGTGGCGGTAAAATTCTTCAAGTTAAATCATTTACTAAAACAGATTCTCAATCAACAACAACTACTAATTCATTTACAGATATTGTAGGATTTTCACTATCTATAACACCTTCTTCTGCTTCAAGTAAAATTTTTGTTCAAACTGCTTTACAAATTGGAGCATCAGATAATTCTTTTTTAGGATTTAAGGTTTTAAGAGATTCAACAGCTATAGGTTTAAATGGAGGTGCCGAAGCAAGTGGCAATATAGGTGTTGTAGCTTTTGGTTATGGATATTCGGCATCTAATGTATCTTATCGTGGAAGAGGTGTTTCTTGGCAACATTTAGATACACCAGGCGACACAAATTCTCACACATATAAACTTCAATTTGCATCCTTATTTAATAACCAAGCAGTATATATAAATAGACCTCATAACCTTGATACTAATTATTCTTACACTATTCTTGGAAGTTCCTCTTTTACACTTATGGAGGTAGGAGCATAGAAGTTGGTATGTTTAGCTCCCTTAAAATAAGTAAATAAAAGAATTTTTAATATGGCATTAGATCATGAAGCCATTTATGAGGCTTACAAAGGTGTTGTAGTTTCTATAGATGACAGTGCAGGAGCCTTCGATGCTAGTGGAGCCTCTGTTAGTCTCGACTCCGACAAGATTGCAACCGCTAGAGCTTCATTAAACGCAGCTGCAGCAGCAATAAAATATCAATCCGATAGAACTACTAACGGATCTACAAAGTATGACACGGTGGGTAATCAGCTCGACATGCTCTACAAGGACTTGGTTGCAGGTAAGTTAGATGCTACTGGAACATGGGCAAAACATATCAAATCTGTGAAAGACGCAAATCCAAAACCATAGGAGATAAATAATGACTAGTAGGTTGGTTGTTAACAGTGTCAGACATACAGGAGCATCTGCTGATGGAATTACACTAGATGCTTCAGGTAATGTTACCTTTCCTGCCAATGCAACCTGTTCTGGAACTGCTACAGGTTTTGGTGGCGGTAAATTAGTAAATTATTCTAATACTTTAAAAACAGATACGTTTAGTCAAAGTTTAGGACAAGGTGCTGTTAGTAATGATGTTATTTCAGTTTCACATACTGCAAGCAGCACTAATAATAAATTACTTATTTCTTATAGCCTAACGTGCGGAGGTGATTTAAATGGATTAATGATATTTTCATATTTATATATCGGAGGTTCACCTTCAACTGCTAGAGGTGATGCTAATGGAAGTATGGTAAGAGCAACTACTGGTGCTCTATCAGAACAACACCACGCATATAATCAAAGTTTTCAAACCATAATCCAAGCAGCAAGTACGAATGCGACAACTTACTCAGTTAGAATACAACACGCAAATAATGGAACAGATACCGTTTATTTAAATAGAAGTCATCTAACAACTGATGCTAATTATATGGCAAGAACTGCTTCAAGTATTCAAGTTTTGGAGTTTGAGCCAAACACTTAATGCTAAGTAGACTGGTTAGTTTATAAAATTACAGTAAAATAAAAATATAAGATTTTTTTAAAAAATGCAAAAAATTATTAATGTCATAGCTGTTGCGTCGGGTGTTGTTTCTTTGACTGTTGTGGGAGCTACATTAGGCATTTATTTTAATAAAGATGCAATCATCAATACCATTCAGGAAAAAGCACTGGAAGCTGTTACAGGGAGCATAGGAGAATCATTGCCAATACCTGATGCGACTGGTGATGTAATTCCCAAGATTCCTAGTCCTTTTTAAAATTGTCAGAAATAAATCAAATAAATATAAATAATTTAGAAATAATTCCTATAAATAGTCATATTCATACGCCTATACATTCTTTACCTACAACTCCTCCAGTAAGTTTACAGATTGGTTCTCCTATTGTGGATATCCCAGGATGTATAAAATTTAACCCTGCTAATAAAAATTCTTTAAAATTAATTGAAGAAGATAAAAGAGGAACGAGAACTTTATGTGATGGTGATGT